AACCAAGTACCTAGATATTTAATGTATAAAATCCTATCGTTACCATTATAATATTCCATGTTTCAAAGATATAAAATTTATTTAGACTTATTCTAAATTACCCTTTAATTGTTGCTTTAATTGTTGATGTTCCATAATCAGGTGATATACTATATTGAATGTCTGCTATATCAGTATTATAAAACTGCAATAGTTTTACTAATGATTTGTTTGTTCTATAATCATAGTTGTATTCAATAGGCATAAATAAACCATCTACATTATCAATAGTAACAACTGACATATAAGGTATCTCGCCAAAAACACTACCAGAAAATACTTTAATAGGGTTAGATTGTATTCTTAAATCGTCCATTGCTGAAATACCCAACAAAGGCAAACTTTCAAACTTATCTCTTCTACTCCAATTATCTGTAAGTGCGATTTGATTTGATTTATAAAGTGATCCAATTAAAATTCCATCACCATCACCGTTAAATACTTTTTGATTATCTTTAGTAATTGAACTAGGAGGCTCTAATCTAGTCACTGTATGAAATTCACCAACTATACCCTGCTTTGTTAATTCATTATTTAATATTTGTATGTAGTTTACACTTGCTACTATTTTTGCTTCCTCTGTAGTTAATCTAACTTCGCAAATTATAACGGTAATATCACAATCATTTAGCATTGGAGGCATTAACAATTCATAGTTTAATGTAAAAGGTGTTTCATTAAGTGCTTTTGTTTTTACTCTAATAAAACTATCACTTAATGTCCATTGATTGTCACCATTTAAGAAATAACCATCTGACGTAGTTATTTTCATAATAAACTGAACTCCAGTATCTGGGTAAACCCTTCCACCGTATGGCAAACTTGTTGTTACTTGTGTTCTAAAAGTTAAAATAGAACCTGCAAGGGTATTAAATGAAGTTGAAGTAAGAACATCAATAGATGGAGCTCCTTCTCTTATTATCATTTTTAAACCTGAAGTAATCATTGGGTCATTAACAACGTCAATATAAAATACTGGCAAAGATGAATTAAGTGTCCAATTTTCATAGTTTAATTCATTATCATGTTTTAAGTTAGGATTTAAAATAAAACCTGTTAAAAACCCGTATTGATAATTTATCCGATAAGCACTAATTGCACCTTTGACCTCTATTTGCTGATTTGCGTCACAATGATGCGGATAAAAATTATTTATTTGACTACCTAAAGAAGCATTTAAATTCTTAAGAAATGAAACGTTTGTAGTTTGATTTATAAATGTAGTGAAACCGTTTAACTCTAAATCATTAGGTCTATAAATCCACCATTGCCCGTCTTGTTGAGTAATTACACCTGAAAATAAATTTAGCATAGAAGTTAATACCTCGTTGCAATCCATTATAATAACATCGTCTTTATCTTTTATAAAACGTTCTGAATTTACATAAACATCTTTTAAAATATTAGTACCCGCATAATCAATATATTCTACTTCAGTACTTGTGTTAATATCCATTGATAAACGTGTACGGTCTAAACAGGCTTTAATTACAGCGTAAATTGACATCTTTTCAGTAAATATTAAACCATTTGACTGAACAAAAGATAAATCTTTTAACAAACCCAAACCATCAACACTTTCAACATTTACAAGCCATTCATCATTTACATAACTTTGTTGCATACCATCGGGTTTAATATAGCCCTCGAATATAATTTGATTATTTTTTAATAATTCAGTTTTATAGAAAAACTCACCATTCAATAAAAATTCATCAAAAGTAACTATTTGATTTGCCTCTAATGCGATGTCTAATCCAGTGCCTCGTATTGGTGATAAAATACTATCAACACCCGATTTAACAAGCGTAAAACTCCCAAATATTTCAAAAGGCAATCCTAAATAATTTGTCTTATAAATGTTTAAAACATAATTATCAAAATACATATAATAAATCAAATTAACTACAGTAGGTTCAACGTCAGCAGTCGAAATTAACAAACTCGCATTTATATCAGGATAAACAGTAACTACCGCGTCAGCATTAATTAATACTTCAATAGTAAATCCAACTATATTATATGTGATTAAATCGTTTTGATAATTATACCTTAAGAAGTTTAAAGTTATTTGTAGAGTATCATTAAAATCAACCCCAATAGGGACTTCATAATCTAGTGTTGGAGTTTCTCCGTTTGGAATAAAATTAATTTTACAATCATTTGAACCATTAGCATAATATAAATCAAAACCATCGATTTGAATTTCATATAAAAAACCGTAACCGCTTGTTATTGGTTGGTCTATAAATTCTATAATTATTTTCTTTGCCATTTTATCCTAAGCCTAAAGCCCCTCCAAGTCGTCTATTTGCGTTAATTGTATTGCTTAAAACTCCGATTAGTTTTTGACCTGCTATTTCAAATACAACAGTACCTCCATTATTGCCACCGCCTGAAAAACCGCTACTTGTGAAACTTTGATTATTCGCACCTGAGCCAGAACTTGAAGAAGTACCACCACTACTACTCGATCCACTTCCAATAGAAGCTGATTTGCTACTAAAGTAAGAACCTAGCGCAATTAAAGCAACACCTGCTCCAATTGCTACAGCAGGATTTAAAGATTTTAAAGCTGTTTTAATAGCCAAAAGTCCAACGCCTATCTCTATTGCCATTTTTCCCATCGATGTTAAAACATTACCTAAAGAAGATAATAAAGAACTACCCAAAGCACTTAAAAAATTACCTCCATTTGCTAAAGCGTTACCTATTGCATTTCCTATTCCTGCAAAGGTATCAACTAAAGCACCTGATATAATTTCACCTGCTTTAGTATTAAAATCCATTAATGCTAGTGTCATAGCAACTAAAGAAGCGCTAACCTCTTCTGGAAGCATAGCTAAAGACGCTTTTATTACACCGGGTAATTCTTTTACCTTACCTCCTAAAGCATCTATTTGACCGTTAAAAACTGCAATAGTATTTACATCTACTAAAGGAGCTGAAATCATTGGCTGAGTAATAGCGGCTACTTGTGGAGTTACAAAAGATTTTTTAGGTTTTACCTTTTTAGTTTCATTATCTTCAAAGAAATTAAAGCCTTTTATTTTGGCTATTTCGGCAGCCATTTTATTATACTTTTCAGCAACTGACAAATTAGCGTTCATCGCTTTTGTACTTCCGTTTACCGCTTCTTTTCTATTTTTTTCAGCGCCAGACATTGCAGTAATTATATTAACTGATTGTCCAGAAGCTATTAAAAAATACTCTAAAACTCCAAGATGTTTTTGAGTTTCATTTTTTGATGAGTTTTCCCTTTTAAGTAATTCTTTTGCGGCTTCTCCTTGTGCTAGTGTTGCAGTAGCTTTATAAAGCATCATTTGAATATAAGCAGCACCATTTTTTACAAGTTGCTGTTCAACTTCATCAAGGGTTTTAACAATTCCTGTGGTTTTACCCATTGTATCGTTATAATGTTCAACTACCTTGTTTTTATTTAAAAAACCATCTTTTGCAAGTTGAACCTCATTTGTCAATTGCTTAACATCTTCTGCTGCCTGTACTACGCTTTGATTTGTATACGCCTCTGAAGTAGCTTTTTTTAAGGCATCACTATAAGCATTTGTTTCACCCGTTAATTTATCAATAACATCGCCAACAGTTAAGCCACTCTGAGCCATATACGTCAATCCAGTAGTAAGCAAAGAAACACCTAGTAATATTCCACCGCTACCCATTATCGATTGTCCTAACGCCTTTAACGCGCCACCTGTTGAACCTGTTGAATTTTTTAAATGTCCGAAAGCTTCAACAGTTGCAGTAATGTTATTACCTATACCGATTATTCCATAAGGCGCATCTTGTGCAATACGTGAAAACTGCATTAAAGCATTGCCACCGTTTGCAACCTTTGGCGCCATTGCGGTAAACGAACCTCCCGTATCTTTTACGGTAGTTTTTAAGCTATTTAAAGAAGCCTTAGCGTCTTTAATTTGTGCATTGATTTGAGTTGTATCTAATCCAACTTTTAACTGTTCTAGTTTTACCTTTGATAGTTCTTTTATGTCAAATTCAACCTCTTTAATTTTTTTATCAAAGTCGGTTTTATCTGCTCCAATCTCAACTGTTAATTTACCTCCTGCCATTTTTTATACTCTTTAATAAACATTTCTTTTTGATAGTCAGATATACCACCGCTTTGTTTTTTATCTTTATCTAATGCTAAAAACGCTTCTTTTCTTTTTACCATCTTTTTAGGGTCTTGATGTGGCGCAATATAAGTAGTCCACATAACCTCTCTTAACTTTTGCCAATCATATAAATCTTGTCTTTTATATGCAAAAAGCCTGATTTGAAATTCTGCCCACGTCATGCCGTACACGAAATCCAAATCAGGACATTTAAGTTCACCAAGAGCAAAAGAAATTACATCTTCGCTCCAGTTTATTTTTTCATTACTTTTTTTTTAGATGTGTCTTCAGGCACATCTTTAGTTAATGATTGTGTGAAAGCCTTGAAAAACTCTGTAACTACTTCGCCATCCATTCCAACTTCATCAATCCAATCTGAAACATCAAAAGCATCGAATAAAGGGTTTTCATTTTTACGTATGAAACCAAATGCACAACTATGAAACATTATAAGAGGTATCCACTTAAAAGGGTTTTCAGCTAGTTTAGCATCGATTTCATTCATTGCTATTTTTTCAGTTTCTAATAAGTTCCCTAAAAAACCTAAACCGAAATAAAATATTCTTTCTTGACCTCCAATATTTAATTTTATTGATTTCATTAAACGTTTGGATCAGTTAGTAAAACAGCACCGTCACCATCTAAAGTAAGTGAAAAAGTTGTAACCTCGTCACCACTTCCAAAAGTAGCACTTAAATCAGTAATGTAAGCATTACCGAAATATTTAACAGATGTTGCATTATCAATATCAGTATCAATTTTCCATTCTACTAATGTTTTAGCTTGTTGTAACAAAAACAATGCATCATGTGATTGTTTTGCAGTATCACCTCCAGCAGTAGTTGTGTCGATATATTCACCCTCAGCATCTACTGAATAACTAAATGTACCCGGTGTTTTCTTAACTACACCCGGGAAACATTTTGTTTGGCTTTCAATCATTGCAACGGTAGTGTTCAAACCGTTTGAAGTTAAACACGCTACAGGCTTCCAAGCTGCCGTATCGTAAATGTACAAAATACCTTTTTCACCTCTTATACTCATTTTTTCTATTTTTTATGATTAATTTATTTATTTTCAAAGATATAAAAATTATTTATAATAATTCTAAATAATTACTTTATTTATTCAAGTGTTAAAATAACTCTTATAAAATTCCGATAAAC